TATATGCATTTTAAGCCATAAGATTATAATATAATATAAATTATTTTCTCATTTAAATTAAAATGTCTAATGGATCAATAGCAGAACTTGTTGCTAAAGGAGCCCAAGAATGTGAATTAATTGATGTTAATAATAAGTCATCATTATTTGATTTTGATATAATAAAAAAAAATAAATATACAAAAGGAGATACAATATTTTATCCGCAAGGAACAGGTAATTGGGGAAATACTTTAAGAATTAATATAGAAAAAGGTGGTGATTTATTATATGGATTATATGTTAAAATAAAATTACCAAAATTATCAATAAATAATTTATTAATTCCTAACCCACCAAGTGAATTTGATATACTTAGTCCTTATAGAGTTATGTACACTGATTATGTAGGAAATGTTATTATTGATAAAGTTAGTTTATATATTAATGGAATATTAATAGATGAATTATATGGTGATTATATGCAGATTTATACTGATTTATATATATCCGATTGGAATCGTAAGGCTATGCTTGGATTAGATGATATATTAAATAAACCTAATTTGAAAATTGATTCAGAAGTAATATATATACCATTAAAATTTTGGTTTTGTACTGATCCAAAAAAACCATTACCCGTTATTGCTTTACAAAATTCAGATATTTATATTGATATTAAATTAAGAGAATTTGATGATTGTATATGTGTTTTAGAAAAACGCAATGATAAATATTATCATTGTAATATAAAACATAAAATAATCCCTATCGAAGATGTTAGTTTATTAGCTTGTTTTTATTATGCAGATAGTGATGAAAGAAAAGCATTAGCTAGTAGAGAATATGAAATTGTAATAACACAAACACAATTTAGAGAAAAAGAAATCTCATCAAATATTATTTTAGAAATTGATTTTAATAATATTGTAAAAGATATATTTTTTTTTATTCAACCTTTAAAACATATTAAATATGGTGAATTTTTTAATTGGACATCCAAAATGGATTATCTACCAGCTGAATTTATTGGTAAATCAACCGAATTATGGGATTATGAACCAATAAGACATTTGTTAGTAAAAGCAAGATTAGTATTTAATGGAATTGAACGAATTGAATGGAGGGATTATAAATATTTTCACTTTATGCAAAATCATGAGAATTATAAAAATTCATTATATTCTTATGTATATATGTATTCATTTAATATTAATCCAACTAAAGATTTTAGTCATTCTGGTTGTAATTTTTCACGTTTATCTAACACACAATTACATGCAGTTATTCAAACAAATACATTTACAATAAATAATAATCCTAATCTTACTTATCCTAATTATGATTTATGTAAATTTAAATGTTATGCAACTAATTTTAATATATTAGTTATTAAAGATGGTATATGTGGGCTTAAATATTAAATTAAAATTAATTAACATTATTTGCTACTTGTAATATATTAGTTTTGCTTAACAGGGTTTTGCTTAACGGGGTTTTGCTTAACAGGTATATAATCACGTATCTCATTATCTTGTGGAATACTTGGAGCGGTTGGCGGGACTGCTGGGGCAGCTACAAGTCCGTAAAATTCAGCTGCGTCTTTCTCACCGGAGAAATTCGGTTTGGGAATTTTGTCATCCATTCTTTAATTTATAATTGTAAATTAAAACTAATAAGTAATTTAAAATTCAATTTTTTTATTTATATTTAATAAAAAATGAAATTATTATATTATAACATTATTGTTTGTTATTTATAAAATGCCTCAAGGAATTGTAGCACATGTTATTGATAAAATTATTATTATTATGTATATTGTATTTTTATTAGTTAATTGGTATATTGCAGATGCTATTATTTACGAGTTAATTAAACGTCATGAAGCTATTAGATTAAGTAATTTTGTATCATGGCTGCTTGGATTTACATGGCTAACTAATTGTACTATTTGTTGCTATATTATTTATTATTCCTTACTATATTATTTCTTTACCAATATATAAAAAATTGAATATTTTTTTATATTTTCTTTACCAATATATAAAAAATTGAATATTTTTTTATATTTTCTTTACCAATATATAAAAAATTGAATATTTTTTTATATATAACTTATGTATTAACAATTTAACAAATGGAAAAAGCACAACAAATTCTAGAATGTCTAAATAATCACATAGATATTTTAGAAAAATATGGCCCAACTAGTTATGATCTTAAAATTGCACATATTGCAGTTGTTGATTGTATATTCAAGAGAGAATGCCAATTGGAAGACAACTTTAAACAAAGTCTTAATCCAAAACCTAGGTATAGAAGAAAACGCGGTCGTAAATCACAAAAGAAATGTCGCAAAAATAGACTTGCAAAGCGTCAAGACTTAATAGTGCAAGCGCGTATTGACGCATCATATCCAAATCCACATTTAGATTGGCGTGAAGAACATATTAGAACAAAAGGTTATGATATACATGATCTTAATTCATATTCATTTAACGACATATTACAATTAGAAGACTAATTAAATATTGTTATTAGTCTGACGCCTTTTCACATGCCTCTCGTGTTGGATATTTTCCCATTTCATTAGGTATACATATATATGTAAGCTTAATTTCTTTTACTGGTCCCGATACAGGTGTTTTAATTATATAAGGTGCAACAGGTTTACTTAATTGATCTTTAATATGACTAATTGTAGCATAAATACTTTTTGGAAATCTTAAATCTCCATACGAAGGTAATGCATTTATATTATACCACTTACCATCTGTCATTTCAGTATTTTTCTCAAAACGTATTGTAGGATCTGTACTACTTACATACCACCAAATATCAGTATGTCCGTGAAAGTTATAATAATGAATTTCCGTTCGTAGTTTTGGTGCCCAAATATCTAAATCAAATCCACCAGTTTCTTCACGAAATTCTCTAAATGCAGCTGTTAAACTACTTTCGCCAGGATCAATTACTCCACCTGGTATATTCCATTTCTTCTTTCTATTTTTTACTAAATATATATTATTATTATATAATAAAGCTACACATGCATTACGTGCACCTTTATCACATGCATTATGTGCACCTCCAAATTGATTTTGTAAATTTAAATATTTATATTTGTATTTAAGATATTTTAATCTATAATCCATAATCCATATAAATAATAATTAGAAATTATATCTGTTAATCTAGAATAAATATATTATAGTCTAAATATATTAACAAATAAAGAAGATGTTTATCTACCTCTATTATATAGTTATTCAAAAATATTGAATAATATATAAAAAATGATTTTTTTATATCATAAGATATAGTTTCTATTTACAAATGGACATATTAACAGGTTTTATTATAATTGGACCAGACGACAATGAAAATGTGATGAATCAATCAAATGATATAACATTACCAACAGATTTTAAATTATTTAGTTATAATAATGATTCTACTGCAACATTTCAATATAAGTTTAATAATAACATTTATTATATTATATATAAAATAAATACTAAAAATGGATTGTTATTATTTTTTGAATTAGTTAACAATGTAGAATTATGGGATATTAAATATATGCAACCAGTGTATATACATTCATCATATAAACCATATTTTGAAATTAGATTTGCAATTGTTATGAATATTGAACATATTCAAAATAATATTAATACATCTATTGCATTATATAACATTATAAGTGACAAATATTTATATGAATCAAATATTAAAAATAATACAAGTGATATATTATCTCATAGTATTTTACCATCGCCTAGTTCTATTAGATTACCATCTACTTTTAAATTAAATTTATATCCATATCAAAAAAATAGTCTGAAAAAAATGAAAGCTATTGAACGTGGAGAATATGAAATGTCTATTAATTATACTTATCCTATTGTTTTTGAACAACCTGGCGTTCCTAGTAATACTTCATGTATATTATATAATCCGATTTTAAACAAAAATATAACGATTGATAATAATCTTAATATATTACATTTAAAAGCATTATCAAAAGGTGGTATATTAGCTGATGAAATGGGACTGGGGAAAACAATTACATGTATTGCATTAATTATGACAAATCCACCTGCACCAAATCAACCAAGCACAATATATTCAACAAATTATAAAATAAATAAAATTAATTCAAAAGCAACAGTTATTATTTGTCCATCGCATTTAGCTAAACAATGGGCATCAGAAGTTTTACGATGTAATTCACAATGTAAGGTTTTAACTATTTTAACAAAAAATGATTATACCAATATTACATTTAATGATTTTATTAATTCAGATATTATTATTACAACCCATCAATTTATTATGAATTTCAAATTTTATCCAACATTATATTATAAAGTATGCACTGCATCAAGTTTTAATTTTGATGCTCGTGATGAAATTATTAAACATTATTTAAATACTCAATACGCAGAATTAGGATTTCCAGGAATTAATAATCTTAAAAATCCAATTTTTGAGTTTTTCTATTTTCATCGTATTATAGTAGATGAAGGTCATGAAATTTTTAGTGAAACAATTGGTGCCATATCAGTAAGTTTATATATTGGTAGATGGATTACAAATATTGATGCGAGTTATAATTGGTATATTTCTGGAACACCATTTCCTAATTATAAAAGTATTAAAAATTGTGCTAAATTTATTAAATTAAAATTAGTTGATGAAACTAATAATTTAACATTTGATTATTCTACTACTGTGCCATATAAAACAGTGGGTCCTACTAGTTTTATGTTTAAACAGTATATATGGGAACAACTATTAAATAACTTGTGTATTAGACATTTGAAATCTGATGTTGAATCACAAATTAAAATTCCAGGATATAATGAATGCACTGTTTGGGTTCGTATGACAGATATTGAAAGAAATATATATGATGCTAAAAAAGGCAGAATATCCGATACTCAATTACAACAATTATGTTGTCATCCACTAGTTGTTGAATCTGCAAAAAGAATGTTTGGTAATGTAGAAATAGATTTAACATTAATGCAAGAACAATTAATTACTTATCATAAAAATAATCATGATACATATAAGATAAAATTAGATAAACTTGACTCAACCAGACCAGAGTATCACATGTTGAAAAAAACATATCAATCACAAATGTCTGAATCATTATATATTTATACATTATTAGAGAAAATGAATGATCCTGAAGTTATCGAAGGTGAGAATTGTTCTATTTGTATTGATGTTCTTGATAATCCAACAATGACATCATGTGGGCATTTATTCTGTTATAATTGTATCAAGTTATGTTTAACACATAGAAAAAGATGTCCCATGTGTAAGGCCGATTTAGAAGGCAAGGATTTAATGGTAATGAATCTTAAAAAAGAAGTTGATACAGAAACAAATCCATTGATATTAAAATATGGTTCTAAATTAGGCAAGTTAATTTCAATCACAAGACACTTAGTTGCACAAGACAACACAAGAATTATTATCTTTTCTCAATGGGATGATATGCTTACATTAGTTGGGAGAGCTCTTATTGATAATGGTATTGATAATTGTTTTGTTAAAGGTAATGTAATGATGCGTAATGCAGCAATTACAAAATTTAAAGCTGGTAAAAATAAAAAAGGTGATGATAATAAAGTTATTATGCTATGCTTAAAAAATGCGGCATCAGGAACAAATCTTATAGAAGCCACTCACATTCTTTTTGTAGAGCCAATTAATGCACCACAGAAAGAAATACAAATCATTGAACATCAAGCAATTGCAAGAGCATGCCGGATTGGACAGAAAAATCCAGTTATGGTAATTAGAATTTTAATTGAGAATACAATTGAAGAAGATATTTATCGTAGAAATTATGATAATTCAGCAGTTGTATCTTTTACAGATCCTTCATTTATGATTACATAAAATCATTTTATTTATTATTATTATTTTATAATATATAATAAAAAAATTATAAAATAATTATTTTATAATTTTTTAATTCACACAAGATAGCAAACTAATTTATGTATTCCTAGATACTACTAATCAATCCAAATAAATTAATAATATTAACATACCATTTTTGCATTTTAGCCGATTAGTCGACATGATGGGACATATGTTAATGATCCCGATTTTGCCCTAGGGTTAGACCCAAAACCCCCACTAGCTGAATCATTTGTATTATACCAGTGCGATAGTTGATTTGATAGACATGTCATACCCTTTAGCTTTGTCGTGGAACCCCCTACACCAATGCCAATGACAAAATGGTCCCCACGTGCAAATGTTGTATTTTGACCACTTACACTTGTAATCGGTATAGTTGTTCCTGCAATTGTTTGAAAAGTGTTACTTAAAATATTAAGAGATTGAGCAACAAGTACCGCAGTTAGGTCGCTGCCGCGAAACAATGCCACTCGAACAGAGTCTGAACCGGTGCTTTCAAAAGCAATACGTATAGCCGTTACAGTCATACCAAAAAGCATCTTCTCATTTAAATAATAATCATATGAGTTTACAGCCATAGCTTGTGTAAAATATAACTGTGGAACAACATCATAATCCATAATACTTGAACCACCACTAGTAGAGTTGATAGTTATATCATTTGCGGTATGAGTAAAGGTAATGTTAGTTCCAGCTGTGAGAGATTTTACACTTAAATCTGGACCATTTCCATCTACAACTAAAGAAGTCCCAGTTCCACCAGATACAAGAGAAGCCACAACTCCAGTATCTCCTTTAGGACCAGTAGCACCTGTAGCACCTGTAGCACCTATAGCACCAGTCGCACCAGTAGCACCTGTCGCACCTGTATCACCAGTAGCACCAGTTGCACCATCAGGACCTGTATTACCAG